AGCAGTATTATCATTACCACAGTTAGCACTTAGTGCTAAATAACCAACTGCTGTGTTGTTATTACCATCATCAGTACCATCACCTGCAAGACTACCTACAAATGTGTTTCCTACACCTGTTGTGACTGTTACTCCTGCTTCATGTCCTATAGCAACATTATGACTATCCGTAGCCGTAGTGAAGTTTTGATTAAATAAAGCTCCTTGACCTATTGCTATAGATTTACTACCCAAAGTGTCTGCTCCAAGGGCATTTGCACCTACTGCAACATTTGAATCAGCGTCAGTTAAGGCATCACCTGCTAGAGCACCTATAAGAGTGTTTCTTAAACCGGTTGTGACATTTAGTCCTGCTGCCGCACCAAGAAAGGAGTTGTGAGTTCCAGTAGTAACTGAATTACCTGCGGTATAACCAACGGCTGTATTGTTACTATCTGTGGCAGTGGTAAAGTTTTGTGCTCCTAAAGCACCTCTACCTACGGCTGTACTCTTAGAACCTAAAGTATCTGACCCTAAAGCACTACGTCCTACAGCTACATTATTATCTGCATCAGTTAAAGCATCTCCTGCACCACCACCAATTAAGGTGTTATCTACGCCTGTTGTGACTGCTGTACCTGCGGCATAACCAACTGCTGTATTGTAAGAATCAGTAGCAGTGGTGAAGTTTTGTGCAAATAAAGTGTCATTACCAATTGCTACAGATTTACTGCCTAAAGTATCTGAGCTTAAAGCCTGTCTTCCTATAGCTACATTATCGTCAGCATCTGTTAAATCATCACCTGCATTTGCACCAATTAAGGTGTTTCGTATACCTGTAGTAAGATTTGCACCTGCATTATAACCAATACCTATGTTTAAAGCATTTGTACCTGCATTTAAATCTTCTAATGCATGATACCCAACAGCAACGTTCCTACCATGACCATCTTCTGTTTTAAGTGCTTCAAATCCAACAGCAACGTTTCTGGTTCCTGTAGTATTTGCAGTACCTGCTTCATCACCTACAAACACATTTTTGTCACCGCCAGAGGCTATTGAGTTACCTGCGTTTACACCAAACCTAACATTAGATGTACCAGAGGTAGGTGTTGATAGTGAACCATCAGAAGAAATACGGAAACGTTCTGTCGGTGAACTATTACCATCGCCCGTTGTTGCAAATGTAAGTCTGGTGGGCATATCATTACCGCCCGGAGTTCCATCTATTGCAGCACTTATTGATGCACCTTGTGTAGCTAAATCTGTACCATCAGCACCAGTAAATAATATATTGCCTAAAGCATCATTATCTTGAACTACAGTATCTGTTCCAATACCTGCTGCCCTAGATTTAGACAGTGAAATGGATGGACCATTAGCGTCAGCCGAAAATCTTGTTAAGCCTACGCTAGAAGTTGTAAAACTTGTGCCTACAACTTGAAATGCTTGGCTAGAAGCAAATGTACCATTCGTTGCATCATTATGACCTATAACAACAGCATCATTACCACCATCAACAAACAACATGTTAGCATTGCCATTTGATTCAACACGGAAGTCTACATCAGAGGAATTTTCATTAAATACTGCACCACCGTTTGCGGTCAGGACTCCTGTTACTAGTGCAGTACTAGCCATATCAACAGCACCATCAATATCTACTACATCTAAGTTAGTTGTACCATCTACATCTATGTCACCACTAATATCTAGTGACCCAAATGAACCTACCCCTGTAGTAGTAATATTGCTAGAGCCAGTATCAATAGTACCAAAACCACTGGTAATACTGCCGCTGTTTAATGCGCCCGTTGTGACAATGTTTGAACTGCCAGCCGCAGGTGCTGCCGCAATATCAGACAACACTTCTGAAGCTGACCTGCCCTCAATAGCCGTGCCATCCACTCGCAAGAAGTCATTATCAGCAACGCCGCTAGTAAACTTAGGCACGTTGTTGTTTGAAATGCCCGTGTCTAAAGTGGCAGTGGCTGTTACTGCAGTGCCGTTTAATGTTATAGCGTCAGATTCTAATGTGCCATCAACATCAACGTCTCCACTAATATCCAAGGTAGCAAAGACACTAGTTCCTGTAGCCGTAACAGTACCGCCAACGCCCAAGTTACCCGCTACTGTAACATTCGTGGTTCCAGTGGGTATTTCAAGAACATCTGCGTCTGCATCATTCTTTATAGTTACATCGTTCGTGCTGCCTTGTCCTGTGAGAATTAAACCCTCTGCGCTGGTAAAGCCCATAGCGGCATTGTCACCCGCAGCCGTATCGCTGGTTGCCTCTACGGTGCCACCCGTAATAACGCCCGTGGTTGTCAGAGTTGACGCACCATCGTTGATATACAAATCCGCAACAGTCGCTGTAATAAACACCTCTGCGTTGCCAGTGAGCGTAATAGCACTGTCAGAGTTGGAACTTTCCGTAACAGACCGCGTAAGAGTAGTGCCACTAGACGTGTAAGTACCACTGCCTATTTCAAAAGCAGTTCCATCTTCTATGGCATAACGCACAGTTTGAGAATTGGTTATACCAGCAGCATCAAAGGATTGATATCCTGATACGGCACTGCCCAATGTTATCGTTCCAGTACCCGTGGTACTGGTGGTCATTTTTGCACGGTTTCCTAGCGATATTGCCATGTCATGCTATCCGTATAATTGCGTTACTCGCGTCAGCAGTGGGAAAAATAATGGTAAAGTCACCAGAGCTTGCGGCTTTATCCGAACCAAAATCTAAAACACAAACAGACGGATCACCACTTGCAGCCTCATTATAAATCAAAGCCCCTCGTACAGAAGAGATTGTTACGTTAGAAAACACCTCGTCAGAAAAGTCTGTCAGAGCCGTTGTGCTGCTGGTAGTGGGCGTTACGCTTGTTAAAAACTGACCCTTCGCCGTGTAGTTTGTGCCGGTAATCTCGTTACTAGAGGTGTACGCAGTTGTTGCGGCAGTGAAACTGGCGCTATTATCATACAAAGCAATCTTAAACTGGTCACTTGCTGCGGTAAAATTGTGTGTAGCCGTCATCAGTTCTTTCTTAAACGAGGTACACAAAAAGTTTCCTGAGAATGCCATTTACATTTTCCTTATATATTCAGCCAACGTAGGATGACCCGCTTCTTTGATTGCATTATATACCGTAGTACGGTCACTTTGGATAGCCTGTTTCATATAGATGACCAGCAGCTTCTCTATGCTGTCACGATAAGTAATAGCCTGATCCCGCAATGTAGGATGCGCGTCTTCCGAGAAAGCAACGATCTTACCTACGCAACGGTGGGCCACCTCTTCAGGAGTTGCACCACGATTGTTTGTGGTTTGAACATCAACCTTAAACTCTCCAAAAGACATGTTGTTCATTGTTTCTGCCTAATAACTTGACCAACACGGTAGTTTTGCGTTGTTTCTTTGGCCTCACCTAACAACTTTAATCCGCTCAAGGACTCCTGAAACCTCTTGTCATACATTGCCATAACGTCTTGCTCACCCTTCATAAAAATATACGCCTCTATTAACGAGCCGTACAGAAGGCTTAACTCTGCATTTTCACTTAACCATGTTGTACCACTGTCCGCACCTGCGGTCAGGCTTGCAGGACGATACAAATAGTGAAGCTCTGCCGTGTAATTAGCATTTGGTGTTGGAGCTAAGATAAAAGTGCTAACGTCAAACGTAGCATAATATTTCGGCACACCTGTTGTAGCAGGGTCAGGCGTATAGGTTTGAACAAAGCTAACATCTTTAAACTCTACAAAATCATAATCACTGCCGCTAGACACAGGGTCCGTAACGGTTCTTAAACTCAAAGAATATGGCGCTAAAAAATCACTTGGCATGGCAAGAAACTTGTTTCCGCTGGACGCTGTGCCTGAAACGTTTTTAATAAACAAACTTAGCTGAACAGATTTTAAAATCCGTTCTTCCGCAGTTCGTATAAAAAGAGAAAGATTATTTACAAAAGAAGTCTCAGTGTTCTCAGTATAATCTTGCAACGCTGTTTTTAACTGCGCAAATGTAAAGCTCATGACGTGACCACCGTAACCTCTCCGACTTCCCCTGTAGATTTCAACCTATTAGGAGTCAACGCCTCGTCCCCGTTAAAACCAACAGGTCGAAAACCGTATTGAATGTTTCTCTGCTCCTCTAAACCAGACTCTGGCCTAGGGTTCCTTAACGCTTGTGGGTCCGGTCCAACCTTGGGAGGAAACAGTTGCGGGTGTTTTGGCTCAAACTCATCCTTGCCCACTTTTGCACCGGTCCACTCAACACGCATATCCCTCAGTCGATAGCGAAAACCGGATCGATCCGAAATCCCATACGCATTCTTGTCTGAGGCATAGGCCATGTCACACCCTTAGATACTGCATGCTTGGTTGAAGTTTAAGAGGAACACGATCCTCATCTTCGTCAGACGCACGTTGGAACTCTTCTTCATACACACTCTTCAAAAGTTGTATCCGTTCTGGCGCTCTTTTCATAGCGATATAATACGCCAGCCCCGCCACCATGCAGGGGTAGAAACGAAAGGGCATATCCGTTGTGTTTACCAACGCATCTGCATCCTCAATCCTTTGCACATAGTAATAAACCAATTGGTCTGTAGAGTTTTCCGGAACAGCCCAAAGGTTTATGATAGGTAAAATCTGCCGGTCAAAATAAAATTGGCTTGGCCTGCCTTGCGTAGTTTTATTAGGAAGAGTGGCGTACTCCCCCCGACTAATCCGTTCTACCTCAAAGTCTGTGTTGCTACGCCTAAGAACAATCTCCAAAACATCCACAACATCAGCCGTTAGCGTCTGGGCAGACTGCCCTTGCGTCAACGTTATAGTAGCTTGCGCCACGGTCCACATGTTAATGCCACGGTTTGCCCAATCAGCAAACATCAGGTTCAAAGACCTACGGG